GTTCTGCTTCAGCATTAAGACCGTGGATGCCTTAAGGTCTTGTGCCAGTTCCAAGGAGTACTCTGCTTTCAGAGCTCTTGACTTGGCGGTTACAGTGACTTTCTCGATTGAGAATGCCATCTGGTTGAATGCACCATCACCAGTGCCATTCAGTGCTTCAGCAGCTTGGGTAGTCATACCCTGACCGACATCATATGCGGTCGAAGATGCCGTACCAGTTGGGTTCAGAGCACCTGGGTTGCTTCCTACTTGTGCCTGGGTAGTACCCAAACCAGCATTAGCATCGGTCTGACTACTAGTAAGGTTTCTGCCTGCGTTCTGACCAGAGAATGAAGTATCTGCTTCGTCAAAGAATGCCTCGTTGGCGTTATTCTGAGAAGTATACTTCGAACGCATTGCGAAGATAAGTCCAGTAGGTCCGGACATTGGTTGCACACCTGCGAGGTCATATGCGACCAGGTTAGGCATAGAACGTCTGATCAAGGAGATCAGAACGGGGTCGAAACCTGCAACAGGTGATGCACCTGAACCAGAGAAACCAGCATTGCCAGTTCCAGAGGGATCAGTGTTAATATTTGGTTGCTCAGTCAGCATACCACCGTGCTCAAACGATGATTGCTCTCTGAGGAATTTTTCTTGGTTTTCTAACAGGACTGCGGTTACTGCACGACGATGGGGATCAGAGATCTTATCGCATCCTTCATGATTGAGAAGGGGTGCCCACTTTTCCTGCAGATGCTCGGATTGGAACATTTGCTTTTTACCTTTAAGTGTTTAGTTTGATTTAATGTTAAATTCAGTTTTTACCGAATGAACCTAACGTTCTAATATATGCAGACATTGAATTTGAGTGAGACTCAGATCCAGAAGCGTCTACACCTTCCGAGAGGGTTTCGGTTTTTGCCGCTGGTGACTTCTTATCGGAGAAATATGACTCCTTAAGTGTTTCCAGTTTTTCACGATATTGACCTTCACTTTCAAACTCTACACTTTCGGAAAGTGAGGCGAGCTTCTCTTTCTGGGTCTGTGCTAGACCTTCGGAGACTTGATCCAAGATACCGTCAGCAGTTGCCTCTGAGAGACGACCGTTGAGTGAGATATTCTTCTCAATTTGCTCATTGAGTTTGGTTTCCATATCATCTAGTTTTTCTACCATGCTCTCAAGCACATCATACTTATCTTCAGGGATTGTTACATAATGTTCTTCAAATAGACCCTTCATTCCAGAAAGGAATGATTCGGTCATTTCAGTCTTAAGACCGTTCTCGATGGCGAGTGCGTTTTCTTCAAACCACTCGTCAGCGACGTACTCAAGATAGGAATCAACACGTTCAGCGAGTGACTCTTTTGCTGCTTCGATTTCCTCAGCAAGCTTCTCTTGGTACTGTGTCTCAAGTTCTTCTTTAATTCCAGCAACCTTAGCATTGATTGCTGCTTCAAAGATGGTCTTTGCCTTTTCTTTGAATTCTTCGGAGAGTTCTTCGCCACCGAGGAGAGCATTGACATCTTCTTCGACATCATACTCGGCAACGATCTCTTCTTCGGCAACTATATCTTCAGTGGAAGTCTCTTCCTCTTCAATGGTTTCTTCGGTGTCAAGAACCTCTTCTTCTTTCATGCCTTTTGCTGCTTCTGCTGGTTTTGCACCTTTGTTCACAACGTCCCTAACTTGCTTAAGTGATCCACCGGGTTCCTTAAGTTTTGCTGAGTCATCGTCAGGCTTGTAGTTCTCGGGGGTAGGACCTCCGAGATCTTCGTAAGAAGCAGCAACCGAAGTATCCATTGCATCTGCTGGCTTAGCCCCAGAATTAACAGCGGTTTTGGATTGCTGTGTCTTTACATCCATTTCTTGTAATTTTGTGCCACGAGACATTTGAACGCTCCGTTTATCTGTTTTTTAAAACTATATTTATTTATAATTTAATAAATTTTATACTCAATATCAGAGATTATTGAGAAAATTATTGAACAAATCTAACTTTTGTTCGTCAAGTTGTTTATTAGTAACTAAAGTGTTGATTTGTTTGTATGTTTTTTGAGCATACTTTTCACGAAGGATGCCACCATCCCATACCCAATCTTTTCCTTCCATAATTCCCTCAACAAATGCGTCGGGAGCAGAAGGATCAGCAACGATATCAGCAGCAGTTGCTAACATAAAGTCGTCACCGACAATGTTAACACCCTCACGGGTCTGCTTTAATGAACCAATACCACGGGATGAAACACCAAGTTTTACACCTTCTTCAATAAGTGAAGATGCAATTTTACCCATGGGAGTGCTTAGAATTTTCGCCTTACCAATAAAGTTTGATCCACTCTCTCTTAAAGAAACAATCTTATGGGATACGCGATCTAAATTAACTGTTGGTCCATCAGGATGACCAAGTTCGCCAAGTGCTCTACCTGATTGAACATGATTTTCATTATACCTACCAACTTCACGGCGAAGTGTCTCCATAGGATACATACGACCATTACGGTTCTTGATGTTTCCTTGAAGGAATACTCCCTCAATATACATAGACTTTTTGCCGTTCTTAGATTCGACAATAAATTCTACTGACTCTACTTCTTCTCTAATAAGTTTCATCAGGATGGTCCTCCAGCGGTTTGAATTTGTTGTGCATAAAACATTCCAGTTCCACCAATTGCTTCTGCAGAGACTTTAAAGTCATCTCTTAACTCTGCATATTGGAAATTGAATGCGGTGGCAATTCCAGAAGTATTTGCGTTTAAAGTAATACGAGTATTATGGAAACCACTAAATCCTGCCGTGCTATTTACAGCAAGAACACCAACATTAGTCAAAGCATTAATGTATGCATACTCAAGATTACCCTGTGTTTGAGATGTGCTTCCATTAATACTTAATGAAACAATATCATCTTGTTCAAATGGCGATCCAGTTCCTTCAGGGAAATCAATAATTGTCGTTGTCCCTGTAGTTATGGCAACCACTCTTTGTGATGATGGTCTACCAATAGTAAGAATTTCTGGTTCACCAGTGATGACTACAAGATCTGTAGTCGTAGCACTCGGAGCAGTTCCAACTGCAACGTGAGCATTTTTATCGATAGCAACCACTCTGATGTACTCAGATTGATGTGAAATGAACGACGACGCTTGCGCCGATCCACTAGTGGCGAAACTAATACCACTTCCTACAGGTTTTAACGCCATTATTTCCTAAAATTCATTTATAATAGTTATTTATAAATTACACATCATCAGTTTCTTCAGATGCTTCATCTTCAATCTCTGCTTCAATTTGATCATCACCAAATACTGAGTTAGCAGCATAAGGTTTAAATGCATCTACTCTCTCAGCAGCTTTGGAATACAATAAATCTTTGATTCCATCACTAATTTGTGAAGGAGATTCATCACTCACAATAGCATCTAATAGGTCTTCCATTTAAATTCTAAAGATTAACTGTAATATTTATATCTCACCACCCTTGGGCAGTTCTGGTGCTTCAGTTGCAGAACCATCAATATCTGGTTCCATTTGAGGTTTTCCTAAATCCATACTTGCTGAACCATTCAAAGGTTGACCAGTTTCTGGATCAACAGGTATATTTGGATCTAGAATTACCCCATCTTTAATTTCTTTCTCAATCAGTTTATCCTGTTCGATAATCTCCATGTCAGTTTGACGTAAGATTTTACGGCGAACATAATCTTGGGAGTAATACTTACCAACATATGGTTCTGCAGTTGCTGCCAGAGACAGTCGCTCATTCATGAGTTCTGCTTCTTTCAGTTCTGAGAAGTGGTTGTCATATAAGAAATCATATTGAATATGCTCACTCATAGACTGCCAGTCTTCAGGAGTAATTACATTCTTTAGGATTAATTGTGTCTTCAGCATGTCATTAAACATGTTGGAGAATCTTTTTCTTAAACGACCAACAAACTTAGTAAACTTGAGTTCGTCTCTTAAGATCTCAGAAGATCTCCCCAAGTTAAACCCACCTTCTCCATCCATTCGTGATGGTGGGACGTTAAGCGAACGGTAGAGTTTCTTTTTAAAATATTCAATATCAGTGATTTCACCCAAGTTTTGTCCGCCAGGAAGAGTGGTGATTTCTGTTCCTCTTCCACCCTCACGCCTGGGAAGCCAGAAGTCCTCAAGCATTGCCATGTGTTTTTTATCATCACGAATCTCTCCAGTATTAGCATCGTAAACCATTTTGTTACGATATCTCATCATAACATCACGCAGATATTGCTCTGCTTTCATTTTTGGTAAGTTACCAACATCAATATAGAAGATTCTACGCTCAGGCGCACGCGACAGTCTGTATATAACAAGACTATCTTCAATCATTCTAAGTTGATTGAGTGATTTGATTGCTTTATGAAGGTATGATAAAGTATTACCTTTATTACGATCAACAAGACCAGATGTACAATATGAAATTGCATCTTTTGAAATTTTTATCCCCTTGTCTCCACCTGCTTGAGTTGGATTTGCAACTGGATATGCAAGTTTTGGTTGATAAAGAAAATATTCTTCAATCTCAGGAAACTCATAATCCATTGGATCAGAGTTTCTATTATTGATTCTTGCTATAGCGTTTGCTCTATCTTCTGGTTTCTGTTTTTGCTTACGAATATAACGCATTTTCATTGCGTCAATATAACGCAATTCTTGAATACCATCGTTAGGATTTTTTAGATCGATAATTTTATGATAATAAATGCGACCATCAATATACCAATTACGATAAATTTCATGTGCCTTTTTATCAAAATCAAGAAGATCTAAGATATACTTAAACTCTTTGCGAATTTTATTTTTAATGCCATCACTAGCATTTAAATTTGATAGTTCAATTTCTACAGGACTATCATTAGAATCGGATACAACTGCTTCATTAACAATATCTTCAATAGCACTATCACATTCAGGATGAAGTGACATTTCACGATATCGTTTGATTAGTTCAAACTCATTTCTAAAGACACCCTCAAGATCAACATGAGTACCAAAAAAACCACTACCAGCGTAGTGGTCAACCCCGTCCTCATTACTGGGAGGAACTGGGGAGACTGCTCCGGGAGATAGTGGTTCTGAGTTCTCAATCGAGAATCCAAATAATTTGGACATGATTTATATTATAGTGGTTATCCTCAAACTATTTATCAACCACTGACAGCGCCACCATCACCAAGCAGTTCAAGTGATTGAACTTGGAAAGTTACTGTAAATTCCTCAATAGCGTCTGATGAATCGTAAGAGAGATCAATTGCAGAAACTTCTGTTGGGAAAATGTCTACAAACTTATACTTAGCAAGAACAACATTGGATTCTCCACTGTTTCTCTTGCTGCTCTTGCTGCTACCTCTACCAAGTTGATATACATGAGCGGATGCCATGTAAGCATCAGGGTTGGTTGCACCAATGTTAGTGTCTAACTTAGCAATTTGCTCAGTCCACTCTTCAAATGCTCTTCTAAGATTGAAGTCTTCATCATTGATAATGGTCACACTCCATGTATCAATAGTTCTGTCTCCAGCAACTTTAAAGATTCTTCCTCTAAAAGGAACATCGATAGAACCGATGTTTTGAGCAGGTAGATTAGATGCTTTACATAAAAATGCAAAGTTAGTAGCATCAAATCCGGGTAAAGTAAATTCCAGTTCGTTAAGAGTCATCTCAACTTCAAATAGATTGGGGCGGGCACCGCCCCCAACCATTGCTGACTTAAACGCGGAAATTGTTCTGTTTTCTTTTTGTGCCATTGTTTGGTCCTCCTTTTGTTATTTAGATAATGTTATCAAACTGTACCAGCTACTTCTTCGAAAGAAATACCTGTTCTGGTAGCAACAAACGTAAGAGTGACGTAGTTAATTGACTTAGCAGGTTTCAGGAAGATGTCTGCTCTAAACTCATTGTTATCAATAACATCAGGTGTGTTGTTTGAAGAGTCACAAACAACCAGGAATCCGAAGAGACCTCTCTTTGCCTGAACATCGCGGAGGAAGGGTTCAACAATGTTTCTAAAGTTTGCTCTTGTTAACTCATCATTGAGTTCAAAGAGTTGTGCTTCTGCTGCTCTCTCAAGTGCTTGCTCAACTGTCAGGAACAGGCGGCGAACATTAATTCTATCGAATGCAGATGCGTATCCGAGAGCGGTCTTATCTCCAAAGAGAAGTGTTCCAATACCTGGTTTTGTGATAAAGGAGTTAATTCTCTGTGGATAGAGACGATCTCTTTGTGCTTTATTTGGATTATACGCAAGTTTGACAGCGTTGTTAATAACACCACGCTGCTGACCTGCGGGGGAGAACCATGGGAATGCAACGATTGATGTGCGAGTCATGAGACCAGCAACGTCAGCGTTAGCAGGCACGTAACGGAATTCGTTATTGAATCTATCAAATTGATACTTATAACCACTATCAAATACCGCGTAAGAAGAAGAACTTAACGTGGAGAAGAAATTAATAAGATTATCAGTTTGGTCATTGCTATTAGTTACATTGACCAGATTTGTTCTGTGTGGTCCAACGACTGCCATACAGTCTTTTCTTTGACCAGCGATAGAAATCAGTTTGTTTGCTTTCGCTTGTGATTCTGCCTCAGTGTCGCATCCAGGACCCATGATCAAGTAGTCTACCTCAATCTCGTCTCTATTAGAGAAGAGATCGTATGCTCTCATAGTATCAGAGAGTTCTGACAACATCGCGCCTCTAACGGTGCCGTAATCACGACCGTTAAGAAGAGGATATGTTACATTTCCAATAGCGGCAAAAGTAACATCTTGAGCATCTTGTGAGAACTGACCATCAGCAGTGCCGACAGGAACGAAAGCACTTGCGTCTCCACTAGTTGTTGTGAATCCAGTTGCTCTGGGGATAGTTCCATGGACAAGGTCAGGTGCCAGAGATACGTTATATCCAGCGTAGATGTTTTCTGAGAAGTCTGCGAGATAATCTTTGTAGTAAATTCTCTGTGGAGCATTTACATTCGAGATTGCATCATTTGCCTTTGAGAGACCAATGTGCTTTTCAAGAAGGTTACCTCTAATTCCGGTAACTGAACCAGTGTCATCTGCAACAACGATATGTACACCATCGTTATAACCTTGTCTATCAGTGACAAATACGTTAGTAGTTGGTTTAGGTGCTATGGACTTCCAGAAAATAGTCTGGTTGGTAAGACCCAGAGTTTGCTGATCATACCAGTCCTTAACTGATAGTGCTACTGGAGTAAATGACTTAGCAGCGTCTGTTCCGTTACCAGTATTGATACCAGCGTTGTTGACTGGGAATACTGCATCGCTTGTATCAAAAGACTTAAGTCCATTTCCTTCAGCGTATGAAATTCTTGTCTCAGTTCCTGCGGAAGACACTTGAGAAACAATCTTAACTTCAATCGTGCTCAAAGCAGCACTAGTTGAAGTATTAACACCAGTAATAATAGCTTTAAGTGCCCCAGTGAAGAGTCCCGTAGTACCTATACCAGGTTGAATTGCGCTGATTGCAGCAGTCACACCGAAACCGATTTGGAATCCAGAGAGACCTAGATTAGTTGTGTTAATACCAATGATTTGGTCAGCAGCATCATCAATGTAACAGACTTTTAGTTGATCTGCCCATGAACCGGGGTTTTTAGCAGCATAAGTGAATGATGCATCTGATAGGTGATTGTTCTGATAGTCATCGTAATTGTAGACTTGCAGAACAGATGTTGAGGCAATACCTACACCAGCATTTGCATTTCTTAAATTTGTATTTGCAGTTCTTACTACCTTAAGGACACCGCCATAAGAAAGAAAGTTAGAAGCACTCATCCAGTATTCATACT